ACGCGCATGAGAGCGGCCCCGAACCGGCCAGTATGATCATGAAACGTTCGCTGGTATTAAGCCTGACCAATCCCAAAGCGATTCTGTTCTACGTATCGTTCTTCGTTCAGTTCATTGACGTGAATGCGCAGAGCACCGGCACTTCTTTCCTGATCCTCGCGACGACGCTGGAGTTGATAAGCTTCATGTATATGAGCTTCCTGATCTTCTCAGGCGCGTTTGTCACGCGTTATCTGAAAACGAAGAAGAAACTGGCAAAGCTGGGGAACGGGCTGATAGGGCTGCTGTTTGTCGGGTTTGCGGCGAGGCTGGCGTCGCTGCATTGATGGTTTGAAAGGCTCCTGAGGGAGCCTTTTTAATGTCTGGCGTAACTGGAAAGCTGCGCCAGACAAGGCTTCACGTTTTACTACTAGCAGTCAAAAGCCATAAAAAGCGGCTAGGGTGTGGACACATTGTGGACACTCTGACCACCATTAGCACCCTTCAACGGGTTAAGCGAAATCGCGTCCTGCAGGTACTGAGGAGCGAAGTGCGCATAGACCATTGTCTGCGCAATTTTCGTATGACCTAAGATCCTCTGCAGTGTGATGATGTTGCCCCCGTTAATCATAAAGTGCGTCGCGAAAGAGTGTCGTAGCGCATGTGTTGCTTGTCCGGCCGGTAAATCGGGCTTAACCTCTTTGAGGGTTCGCCTGAAGTCAGCATAACTGGCCTCAGGAAACAGAAAACCTCGTGTTTTGCCGACTACGTAAGCCGCAACGTCATCAGAGATCGGGACCGTGCGCGGTGTGTTGGTTTTCGTCTTAACGAAAGACACCCGGTTATGAATCACATTCTCCGCCTTCAATCGCGCAGCTTCTCCCCATCTTGCCCCGGTACTCAAACACAAAACCGCAATTTTACGATTATCACCTGTGAGCGCAGCTAGTAAGGCGTCAATTTCCTCAAGAGTGAGATAGCCCGTTTCGGCTGTCTGCTCTTTCAGTTTTTTGAATCCCCTGAATGGATGTTCACCGTTATACAGTTCTGACTCAATCAGGGTAGTGAACATCCCTCCTAGCGTAATCAGGTCGCGATTGATGGTAGTTGGCTTAATACCTTCACCCCTACGTTGAGCACAATATTGCGTTATCAGGCTCTTGGTGATCTGGAAAGCGCATGGGTTACCGGTCATCGTTTCGAAACGCTCAATTTTCCTGAGATACGATTGACCGTGCTCCTCATGTTTACCTTTCAGCTTCCACCACAACTCTTTCAGTTCTGACAATTGGCGTTTGTCCGTTGGTTTTGAAAGCCATTCCTTTGAGTGATGGTTATATTGAGTGTGCTTTTCAAAAGCCATCGCCTCGCTTTTCTTGTCGAACTTCCGACGGATGCGTTTTCCGTTACGCCCGCTCGGTCTAATGTCCACTTCATATCGACCATCATCGAGCTTTTTAACAGACATAAAGCCTCCCGATGATGTTACTGCGTACTTCAATTTCCTGATTTAAATAGCAAAAACTCACTGTGCATTTGCTGCACAAAAAAGCGCCGTAAATGGTTAGCCAGTTTTCTGGTCTGAGTGGGGTGACGTTGTTGTCTGCTGCCCAAAGTGCGCGAGAGCCGGTGCAATTTGCCCAGCTTCAGGTGCTATTTGATCAGTCATAAACCACATCGTGTATTTCGTGAAACGAGGGTGCTGGAGAATTTTCATTATGGATTCCACACCTGCATTTTTGGAGCGGCTTTCATAGCTCGAAAGTGAACTATAAGGAACGCCAGTCAAGTCACTGACTTCCCTACGGTTTAGCCTCTCTGACTCCCGCATGAGTTTTAGCTTCTCTGAAACGTGTATTGACATAATTACTCCCATTGCGTAATTTTGTGTTCATGGTATCCATTGTTTTGCATTCGTAGTTACACTAAAGGCAATTATAAGCCATTAAGAGCAATTAAAACGCTAACGGAGAAGTGTACCAGATGAAGAAGACGTTAGAGAGCGCAACTGACGCAGTTCCATATCAGGAGTTTGCACGCCTGATAGGTAAAACCCCGGCGGCCGTAAAAGGGATGATTGAGAAAGGCAAATTACCAATCATTGAAATGACCGACCCACAATCTGCTACTGGAAGAGCTGGGGAGTATTGGGTCTACCTTCCTGCATGGAACAACGGTATGAAGATGGCATATGAAAGCCGTCCTAGAGAGATTCGCGATGGTTGGTTGATGTGGCTCGGCTTAGGGCAACCTTCACGGTAATTAGATTCATCTATTTCATTCAAATTCAATCGAGAAATTGCATGTCAAAACCAATAAAGCATGGCTGCATTCGTCATATCACTAATGGTATGCGGGTGCTGATCGACTTAAAAAGCGTGGCCGCTATCCGTGAGCGCACTGAAACAGCTGACAAAGTTGAGGTGCATCTTACGTCGGGAGAAGTTTTTGAACTTGATGTTGCCTATGAGGAGATTGCAGGTCTGTTTCTTGAATTTTTAGCAAAAGAACGTGGGGTTATGGCATACCCCACCAGTATTTGAGCTTAGTTGATATCTAAAAAGCTTTTATGCGTGACAGGCATTTTAGATTGAACTGCCTCTCTCAACTGGATTGACAGTTTGTTGATTTCCTCAGCCTTCTCACGATTAGAGATCGCATCAGAGGAAGAATTAACCAATGCAATGGCTGATTTTAGAGTGGCAATTAATTCATCATTTTGTTGATTAGTCATGAAATACCTCATGTGATTGGCTTGTTTTTGGCGATTCGATCCTATCACAAGGCCATGTGTCGGGCATGGTTAAAACCCGACTCCCTAAGGAGAATTTATGAAAGAGCCTCGCTGTATTGCACAATTGCTTCGTAGAGAAAGCCCTAACCCGATTAACTTCACTATCACTCACGGCCGCGGCAAGAGGGGCATCATCATCCGAACCCGTAAGCAGGGCGTTATCGAGAAGATTCGCCGCTTGGCCAAAAAGAGAGGGCTGTGGTTATGACGGTAATGACACTTGATGTGATCCAGAAACAACCAACAGCTCTTCGCGGTCTGGTCTGCAAGTATCTGGCTCAGCCTCGCTGGCAAGACACTTGCGATTTTTACAATCAGATGATGGAACGGGAGCGTCTTACGGTTTGCTTCCATGCTCAGTTAAAACAGCGTCACTCTGTGATGCGCTTAGAGGAAATGGCTGAAGCCGATCGTGAGCGTCTTGTTTGTGCGCTTGACGAATTGAGAAATGCATTTGCCCGGCACCGCCAAATTGGCTCGTCAAAAGCAACTTTCATCAGTCGCCTGACCGTTAGCCAAAGGCGCTCATTGTTTCTTCATGCGGGACTGACAGAACAGGAATTTATGATGCCGCACTGGCGTTTGAATGAAGAGGGCTGTTATTGGCGCGACAAACTTTTCCGCGCGCTGCGAGAGCTGTTTAGCCTTTTTGAGTACGCACCAACCATTTTAACCTCGGTAAAACCTGAGCAGTATTTACATTAATTAATCTGGATTCGATTTATTACGCGCCTTACAGCGTGGGGGCTCCTTTTGTCTGGAGATAGGCAAATGCAAAAGCAAAATACAGCGCAGCGGGGGATGTATTCGGCACTTCTGGCGCAGGCAGCAAGCGAGGCACAGCGCGACACGGCGACCCGTTTATCTTCTCAGTTTGACGGGCTTATCGCGCACATCAGTAAGTCAGAACTTAATCGCACCGAGATTATCGAGTTATTAGGTCAGGAGTCGGAAAAGTTACACAACGCAATTTTCGGTAGAGCTGGCTAACCACTTTTAACAGGAAGCAAAAATGAGCATACACATCGAGATTAATAACCAGTACGTCATCACCAGTGACCGCTATCAATTCATATTGCAGGAAAAAAAGACCGCTACTTCCGGGAAGAATGAAGGTAAGGAATGGTTGGACGTTGTGGGTTACTACCCAACTATCCCTAAGCTTATCTCAGGCTTGGTTTTGCATGATCTTTTGACCAGCGATCTTACCGGCTTCTCAGCTTTGGAAGCTCGGATTGAACGCATGGGGAAGCAATGTCTGGACGCCTTTAAATAGTATGTCCAACGAACCTCGGGGGCGTGTTGCCCCCTCGCCACCACCACCTTTTTTGAAGGGCGCCAGTGATTCATTCGTTGGTGCTTATCCCTGGAATAACGTCACCAAAGAGGCCATTGGCCGCGACAGACCCCTTACACGTGCCGAACTCCGTCAGGTGCAAGGTGTTTTAAACCGGATTGACCGTCTGCCGTTTTTCCTGCAAACGCTGTTTACATCGCGTTATAACTTCATCCGCCGTAAAAAGAGCCCTTTAGGTGGGCTGTATTTCCTTAAAAACACGTTTGAGCGCAAGCTGCTGCCGCGTCTTGAGCGTGTTAATGAGTTGTGCGGGATGAATGAAACCGCCTCGATTGGGTTTCTGTCCGAGCGCGACCAGTATGCGCGCTTACCAGATATGAATGACAAAGAGCTCAGGAAATTTGCGGCCAGGATTGCCTCTCAGCTCTGGAGCAAATACGAGGAGTTAAGCGACGCATGGGCGGAGGCTCACGGCGGGAAAGAGACACTTTTCACCGATGAAGCTCAGTCGCACCTATACGGGCAAGTGGCCGGTATTGCTCGCGCATTTAACATCACCCCGATGTACTGGAAAAAATACCGTAAGGGTCAGATGACGATCCGCATGGCATTTTCCGCTATTTCCCGACTGATTAAGGATGAGTGGTGGGTTAACCAGCTCAAGGCGCAGCGTATGCGCTGGTGCGAGGCGCTGCTCATCGCTGCCGGTGAGGTCAATAAAGACCGCTCACCTTACGCCAGCAAAAGGGCGATCCGCGATGTTCACGCGCGCCGCTTGGCTAATCTTGAATACCTCAAATCATGCGAGCTGGAAAACAAAGTCACCGGCGAACGTATCGACCTCATCAGTAAGGTCATGGGGAGTATTTCAAACCCTGAAATACGTCGTATGGAGCTGATGAATACCATCGCCGGGATTGAACGTTACGCGGCCAGCGTTGGTGATGTGGGAATGTTTATCACGCTGACCACGCCGTCGAAGTATCACCCGACTCGTCAGGTCGGCAAAGGTGAAAGCAAAACGGTACAGCTCAATCACGGCTGGAACGAAACCGCATTCACACCCAAAGACGGCCAGCGCTATCTTTGCCGAATCTGGAGCCTCATGCGCACTGCGTTCAAAGATAACGATTTAGAAGTTTACGGGATGCGTGTTGTCGAGCCGCACCACGACGGCACGCCACACTGGCACATGATGCTTTTTTGCAAACCCGGTCAACGTAAAGCCATTAACGAAATTATGCGTCGTTATGCCCTTAAAGAGGACGGGCACGAAAAGGGCGCGGCAAAACAGCGCTTTGAGTCCCGTCATCTTAATCAGGGCGGTGCGGCGGGTTACATCGCTAAATACATTGCCAAAAATATCGACGGCTACGCGCTCGACGGCCAGCTCGACCACGACACCGGCAAGCCCCTGAAAGACACGGCCGCAGCCGTCACCGCATGGGCGTCTACATGGCGCATCCCTCAGTTTAAACCGATTGGCCTCCCGACAATGGGCGCTTACCGCGAACTGCGCAAGCTGCCGCGCGGCGTGAGTATCGCCAGCGAGTTTGACGACAGGGTAGAGGCCGCGCGAGCTGCTGCAGATGAGGGTGATTTTGAGCGGTACATCATCGCGCAGGGTGGGGCAAACATGCCGCGTGATACTCAGGCCGTCAGAGTCGCCCGTAAGGTGACGGATGAGGTTAATGAGTACGAAGAAGATATCGAGAGGGTGGTCGGTATTTATGCCCCTCATCTCGGGGCGCACCGGGTCCATGTAACCCGTACAGCCGAATGGCGAATCGTTCCAAAGATTTTGGCCGTTGAGCCTTTGACCTTAAAAAGCGGCTCTGCCGCGCCTCGGAGTCCTGTCAATAACTGTGGAAAGCTTGCCGGCGGTGGCGATCCAGTTATGACGCCCACACCGTCTGAGCAAGCCGCAGCAGTGTTAAATCTGATTGAGCGCGGGGTCTGCGACTGGGATGAACCAGAGGTTGTGAAGGTGCTTAGAGGCGCATTAAAAGCTGGCGCGCAGCTCAAAAGTCGGCAGCGAAAACGTAATGGGCCGCTTAAAACGAGCGAACTAGCGCCATCAGCAAGGATGACGAAAACCGAAAGGGATCGCATCGCAAAAATTCGTTTCGATTTGGCTAAGAAGGGCATTATCCCAGAATGTTGGGAGCTTCAGGCGATGGCGCGTGGCGCAACAGTAACCTTTGAAGGGCAAAAATTCTCATATGATGCTCCTGATAGGTGGCTCCTGGATTCAAAATAACTAAACCTCTTAGTTTTAAAATGAAGAGGTAATGGCATTTTTCTTTTTTTGATACTGCTCATTTTTATGAATTACTAACACTTGTTGTGTTGTGATATAGCAATCATTGGTCTAGGCTTGAGTTCTGTATGTTATTGGTTTTGTTAGCTGTGAATTTTTGGAGGGGTGTATAAACTAAAATTAGATGAGGTGGTAAGTTGAAGCTAATTTGACTGGGCGTCACTGTAATGAAAGCTATTATGTCTACTTTTATGTTTGGTATAGCATGCGATTTTTTAGATGTGATGATGGCAAATTATTGCAATTGTATCTTATTTTCAAATATACTCTGCAGTTGTCAGCAAAGAAAGATGGAGTAGAAGGCTTCAGATTTCTTGTGTTTTTTATTTCTTTTTGATTAAATCTTTTAGGGGCGTGCCATGAATAAAAGTAAGGCGGTGTCAAGGATAGAAAGGGTCTTGCGAAAATTAAAGGACGGTAATTATAGTGATAGTGACGTTGATGTTCTTTTTATTAGTGCCCGAGAGTTACCATCTGCGACGAAAAATATTTTTGAAATTGGCAGCTTTGTTGCTCACAATCATCAGCGTGATCAAGGTATTATAAATGATATTATGCTGAGGAATCATTTATTAATAAGTATAGGATTTGGGCGTGATAAACATAGCATCAAGCCCGAGCTAAATGAATTTCCTAAGCACCTGCCAGTATTGATTAAACTACAACTCAAAATGTTTAGTGATGAGCATTTCAAAAAAAAACTAGGTTTGAAGGGCGGGCAAGTAATTACAGCTAGGAAAAAGCTAAATAATAAAAAATCGTACGAAATAATAGGTGATGTGTGCAAGTTGACACAAGATATCGGTATGAATGAAGGGCGGATGATCCAAGAGGCCTTGACACTACTGAACTGTTCGGACGCAATAGAGTATGATGTGTTGTTTGATGAGCTAAAGACAATGCTCAAAAAAGAAATCCCTAATGTAGATTTAACTCCACTGGATGATAACAGGAAAAATATCGCAGGGATTTTAATGTGCCTGATGAATAATATTGACTTTTCTCTTTTGGAAGGGGTGAGGGCAAAAACAATCCTTAGTCTTAATAATGAAGATCAGTCAGCATATGTTTACGGGAAGTATTATATAATTCATGACAAAGAACCATTCTCTGAAGTTAGTATTGTAAGTCCAGTGTTTAATACAGGCTATGATAAAAATGAGCTTTTTGATGAGCATGTGACTAATGACAATATCGAAAGTGGAGATATCGAATTTAGTGTGGGTTCAGGGAAAATAGTGGTATCACAACCTTAGTTTGAAAAAAGCTTGTCGCAATATTACATTTTTTGTTGTGTATTCATAGGTGCATTTTTTTGCATTCGTCAGAATAGCTTGTGTCACCCATGTTCGACTAAGGCTGGCACGGTTTTATAGCCCGCGTGCAATTGCATTAAAACCGACCTATTAAGCGCGCAGGCGAGGCGGGGATAGCACTGCGCGCCAGACGTGGTGGCAGGATTTATTTTGCGCGTCTGTGAGCGTCATGGTGGCGCGCTGAGCGGTGAGGCTGGATGTGAGGTAGTGGCAGGATTACGTGGCGTGTGCAACGTCTGGTGAGCTCTGAGGAAGTGCCGCCCGGAGGCGGCATTTTAACGGGGGTTACTCGGCCTCGATGTTATAATCCTTAAAGCGGATCACCTCCATCCCGAGCCAGTCGTTTATCTCTTTGAAACGCTCCTGCAGCGGCGTCAACTCGTTACGCACAAACACCCGTGCCACCTTCTCGATATCGCCCATCGAGCCGATATTTTCAGGCTTGCCGCCCATGAGCTGGAACGGCACGCGGTGCGCATCGAGCAGGTCAGCGGCGCTCACCTTCTTGATGTTAAAAAAATCATCC